ATTCAATATTCCCCATGCCCGACACCGGGCCGGGGGATGCCTTTGGGCGTGGAGCCTTCCCAACAGGAAATGGTGGCGTTACCAAGCAAAATTGACCAATGGATCAAGTGTCAGGCCCGTGTTCATTGCGCCGGTCATTACATGGATGATTACTATGCTTTCTTTCCCACGGTGGATGAAGCAAAGCTGATGGGCCATGAAATTGTAAGGCGTTTTGAAGCCGCTGGAATCCGAGTGAACAAGCGCAAGTGTAAGGTGATCCCGCTTACAAAGCCGTTCCGGTTCTGCAAAGCCCGGTTCACACTTACCGAAACCGGCAAGATCAAGGTGAATGGAAGCCGGGATGGAGTGAAACGGGCAAGGCGAAAACTGAAGCTGTTTCACAGGGAGTTCAAAGAGGGAAAACGATCCTTCTTTGACATAGAACAATACATGGAGTGCCAAAGCGCCTATTACCGGAACTTCAACGATCATGGCCGGTTGTTGCGGTTGCGGCGGCTTTACCATGCAATCTTTTTCGGAGGTGGACAATGTTTAGAATCATCAAAGCCGGGGCCGGTATCGGCCTGACCGAGAACCTGAACTACATCAAGAAAGCCGAAAATGGTTGCTACATCCTTTGCCCGGAGCATGACGCTTCGGGCATTGTTTTTGAGGGTGTGGCTTACCATTTGTTGGGCCGTGCCGCTATGGACGAACTGGAAACCGTGAGTTTGGAGGAAACGGACGCAGGAACCGAGATCACCAAAGCCACAGAAGCCGGTGGAATCGTCTTTGTCACCTTGGCGGAAGCCGGGAGCATTGACCCCACCACGGCGGCTGAACACGCTGATCTGTTCGCTGAATGGGCTTTCCCTGTGGCCTACACGGTAGGGCAGATTCGCCGGTATAACGGAACCCTTTACAAGTGCGTTCAGGCCCATACTTCCCAAGCGGATTGGACACCGGACACGGCTTCCAGCCTGTGGAGCAAAACGAGTGATCCCGCTGAAGAATGGCCCGAATGGAGCCAACCGGTGGGAGCGCATGACGCTTATTCCAAGGGGGCAAAGGTGAGCCATAAGGAAAAGCATTGGATTTCCACGGTGGATTCCAATGTGTGGGAACCCGGTGTGTACGGGTGGGAGGAAAGCACGGATGGAGTATAAAACCTATGTTTGCCGTAAACGGGCAAGGTTCAAGGCGATTTGCGGACAAGTGAACATTCCGTATGGAACCACCCTGAATGGTCAGGGTGGTTTTCTGATCCTGAATGATCTTCCGGTGTGTTCGGCCACCAGCCAAAACGCCTATGACTTCTTCACACAGAATGATGATGGCATGGGGCAGGAACGGGGCGAACTGTTGAACCGGATCATTCCCAAGCTGGAAAAGCGTGATGCCGGGTATCAGGCCCGGTGGGGGAAGATTTGGGAAGATGCCCTTTGTCAGAAGTACAAGCGCCCGGATCAGGAAGAACATTGGATTTGGAACTTCGACTTCTACAACGGCCCTGTTGAGGATTTGCGCTATATTGCCGCCCTGATCGGGGCCTGATAGGAGGGAAAAGCCATGACGATTTATCAGGTGTTGTGCTTGATTGGTGTTCCCGCCTTGATTTTGGCAGTATTCAAATACCTGTGGAGCCAAATCAAGCATAACACCGAGGATTCCAAGGCTTTGAAGGCCGGTATTCAGGCCCTTCTTCGGGCGCAGATGATCAGCGATTTCAATAAGTATTCCGAAAAAGGCTATGCCCCAATCTATGCACGGGATAATTTTGAAAATTGCTGGAAGCAGTATCATTCTTTGGGGGTGAATGGGGTGATGGACGATCTTCACAGAAAATTCTTGGAGTTGTCCACCGATCCCCCGGAAGAATGAGCAGACGAACCAAAAAGCCAAAGCGTGAGTTTTCCAAGCTGATCCTGTATGTGGTGGGGGCCGTAACCGTTGGGGTTACGGCCTTCACCCTTATCATGGTTTGGAAAACTGAAAACCTTGAACCGCTGGCCTATTTGATCCCCGCCATATTTGCTGAATTGGCAACCGCAACCGGGTTTTACTATTCCAAAGCCAAAGCCGAAAACCGGATCAAACTTCGGAAGTTGTATGGCCCGGAAATCTATAACGATGCAAAGGAGATTTGAAAAATGCTGAACGCTGTTTTGAACAACCTGATCAATATTGGGTGGGCCATGCTGATCTTCCTGTGTGCGTACCTGTCCAATGTGGCCTTTTCCCTTTACTACAACATCAAGATTTTGCTTCAGCCCTTCGATAAACAGAAGATGATCAATTCCGGGCTGAAGGTTGCCACATTCATTGTGGGGCTGACTTTGCTGTGTGTGGCAATCACCACCCTTCCCATTTATGCGGATCAGCTTGGGTGGACAATCCCGGAGGAATACACAGAAATCTTTGCAGATTTGGTCATTGTGGGCGCTGTGCTGATGGTTTCTTGTAAATACATCGTGGAAGCCTTCACCAAGTTCAAGGCCATTCTTCAGGTGAAAGGAGATACAGAAAATGAGTAATTCCCCCCTTGCAACCTATACCCGGATCACGAAAAACAAAACCAGCCCCCGGAACCATGCCATTGACACCATCACGATTCATTGTATCGTTGGGCAATGGACAGCAAAACAGGGGTGTGATTATTTCGCCACCACAGACCGGCAATGTTCCGCCAACTATGTTGTTGGTAAGGATGGTTCCATTGGCCTTTCCGTGGATGAAAAGGATCGTTCTTGGTGTTCCAGCAACGGCACCAATGACAACCGGGCAATCACCATTGAAGTTGCTTCCGACACCACCCACCCTTACGCCGTCACCGCCAAGGCTTATGCGGCCCTGTTGGATTTGGTAACGGATATTTGCAAGCGCAACAGGATCAAGAAGTTGGTGTGGAGTACGAACAAGAATGACCGTGTGAATCATCGGAACGGATGCAACATGACCGTTCATCGTGACTTCGCCAACAAAGCCTGTCCGGGGGAATATCTTTATTCCAGACACGGGGAGATTGCCGCAGAAGTCAACAGAAGGCTTCAGGACGCTTCCAATGGTGGCGGGGTAGTAGTTACACCCCCAGCCGCAGAAAAGCCCACAGGCGGCACCACAGGGGCCACCGTGACCCCTTACCGTGTGCGGGTGAAGATCACCAACCTGAATATCCGTAAAGGCCCCGGCACAAACTACGGTGCAACCGGCTACATCCAGCCCGGTATTTATACCATCGTGGCTGAAAGCACCGGCAAAGGTGCGGCCAAGTGGGGCAAACTGAAAAGCGGTGCCGGGTGGATTTCCCTTGACTACGCCACCAAAACCTGACCATGAGAAAAGGCCCTTCCGGTTCAAGCTGGAAGGGCCTTTTTTGCGTGTTTCTACTATGTTACTAATAACCCCGATTTCACCGAACTTCAAAGGGCTGAAATGTTCAGTATTTGGGCGTTTCAGAGCGTTGCAGAGTAGAAATATTTATGGAACAACGTGGCTCCCGCTACCTGCGACATGCCCTTTACAACGCAACCAAGTACGTCTGCTACTGGAATCCTGTCTTTGCTGAATACCTTGCCAAAAAACGTGCCGAAGGAAAACACTACAATGTTGCCCTGTCCCATGCCATGAAGAAACTCGTGCGGCTGATCTACGCTTTGCAGAAGTCTGGAAAAACATATCTTACAGCTGCATGATTTTCTCCTGAGCCTGAGCTAATTCCAACAGAAACTTAGCTGGCGCAGCGAACCCTTGACGAACCGAAGCATTCAAATGCTATTCTGTTTCTGCGAGGGTTGGCCGGGCTTGCTTTGCTGTTCTCTCCGTCGCCCTCGCTGTTCCAAGACCAGCATTTGAATGCTGTTTGTCAGGGGCAGCGGTCGGTTGGCGGATTTTTACATTTTGGGGCTTGACTTTTAATAGTTAGTCTCCCTAAAAAAAGAAAATGCCGCACATCGGCGGCATCAAGATCATTTGGATATTTTTTCGTAATCGGCAGCACCCGCCAGATACATTGCCTTATATCGGGCGCATTCCAACTCGTTGCAGATTTCATCTAAGGCGAGGTATTGCTTCCATGATTCTTGGCTGATGACGCTCTGCAAGGCTTTCTCAGCCGCTATTTTGGCGTTTTTCAGTCGCTGATAGTTTTCATCCTCACCCAGCATTTCAGAAAAAATCGTGCTGCTGTGCGCATAATAGCAATCCTCCAATTTCTGGTTTTCCATAGCATCCCTCACAATCCGGCAACCCAGCCACTAAAACGCTCTGCTGCATCTGCAATCAAAGCGCCCATGAAAATCAACACAAAGCATCCAAACTCTGCCACCAGCAAGATCAAAAACTGCAGCCACTCCCGGCAGTACAGCGTATAAAGACCGCAGCCGAAAATATACAGCATGGGCAGAGCCAGTACGAACGCCGACAGGTTCAGTGTCCATTTCAGCATCAGCGCAAGGAAAGCCGTAAGCAGCCAAAACGGAAAAACGATCATCTTAAAAACGAACCTCATATCCAGCACCTGCCTTTCTTTCACCCCGATTATAAAGGTATCAACGATTGCTTTGCAAGGATGTCAACCCTTATGTAGCCCCGCAGCCCTCCATCTGCGGGGAAAATTTTAGAGTTCAGCCAGCCGGGAGAGGATCTGCCGACCGATCTCAATCAACTCGTCCAGCCGATGCCGCAGGTCCTCCATGTCGGCAGCATAGACCCGACCATTTTCATTGGCGGCTTTGGCGTACTGGTTCAGATTGTTGCTGCACATCTGCAAGAGATATGCCATGCGTTGCAGTTCTTTCAAGTCGAGGTGCAGGCAATAGCCGTCCAGTGCCATCTTTCGGATATAGGCACTCAGGCTGCGGATGCCCATGCCAAGCATCTTTTCATAAATGCGGTTCTTCTCCGCCTTTGTGGTTCTCAGGATAATGATTTCATCCCGCTTTTCCCTCACCGGGCATCACCGTCCTTGTCATAGTAGCTGCGGAACGGTTTGACAGGCTCTGACTGATTGACTTTTTCCTCCAGTGCAGCCAGCACAGACGGACGAGGCGCAGGTGATTCGGTTTTCTCGGTTTCTTCGGGAGCATCCTGCGAGGAACTGCGGTCACGGTCGATGTTCAACAAGGCGTTCAATTCAGCAAGGCGGGCAGACTTTTCGGCCAGTTCTTCCTCCTGTGCAAACGGCTTTGCCACTTCGATCTCTGCAGCCTGCTTCTGCTGCTCAAGGTTTTGCAGAGCATTTTCAGCATCTGCAATGCGGTCAGCAAAATTGTCGATGGCATTGTCCAGACGGGTGATGTTGCCGCGCGCATCATCGCCCAGCGATACCGGGTAGCTTAACTCTGCCCGGAGAACCGCCTGATGTTCATTCTTGAAGCTGTCGAACCGGATGTTCAGTTCAAACCCACGGTAGGTGCCCAACAGCATCATATCAGCATTGGGCATTTCCTGCCGTGCCAGCAGCAGCCGTTCGCCAGCCACCTTTTTGTCATCGTACACCATGCCCTTGATGGTCATGCCGCAGAAGTTTTCCTTGTCCTGCGGGTGTGCTGCTGCAGTCTGTGAATCCTGTTGCAAAGCAGCAATGCGGGTTTTCTGTTTCTGGATTTCCTCCGGGAATGTTTTAAGCAGCTTATCCTCCAGACGATATTTCTGATTCTGGAAGTCGCCGCGCAGGACTTTCAATTTTGCCACCTGCACGTCCAAGTCCATCTTTTCCCGGATGCGTGGGTCACCGGCACACAGAGCCTTGATTTCGGCGTAAGATAGGGCCTGCTCGTCAATATCATCACAGGAGCGCATGGGAGATTTGCTCGTCATAATCTGCGAAATGAACTTCTGCTTGCTCTCCAAAGTTTGCCAGAGGTACCCATCAAACGTCCCTTCCGTGACGTAATTATAGACGTACACTTGTTTGTTTTGATTGCCTTGACGGATGATTCTGCCGTTGCGCTGGGTCATATCGGACGGACGCCAGCCTACATCTAGATGATGCACCGCCACAAGCAGCGTCTGGACATTTGTACCGGCTCCCATTTTGGCAGTGCTGCCTAGCAGCACACGCACCTGTCCGCTGCGCACCTTGGAGAAAAGTTCTGCTTTCTTGTTCTCCGTATCTGCGTTGTGAATGAACTCGATCTCCTGTTCGGGCACACCAGCGTTGAGAAGCTTGGAGCGAATATCATCATAGACGTTGAACGAACCGTCCCCCTTGGGAGTAGACATATCGCAGAAGATCAACTGGGTCAGCTTCTGCTCCTTGGTGTCGTTCCAGATGCGCAGAACATTGTTGACACAGGCGTTTAATTTGCTGCTGGGGTCATCAGGCAAGGCGGAGTTCATCAACCGCTGGTCAAGGCCGATCTTGCGGCCATCCGACGTAATTTTCAGCATATTGTCCACCGAGGGGTCAACGGAGCCGCTGTGAACTTCGGCGGCTCGTTCGCTCAACGCCTGCACCATATCTTTCTGAATCTCCGAGGGCTTGACCACCACGGTTTCAAATTTGGCTTCGGGCACGGGCAAATTCAGCTGGTCGCTGGTCTTGATATCCGCCGCTTCTTTGAACATCGCCATCAGTTCAGGTACGTTGAAGAACTTCGCAAAACGAGTGCGCGCACGGTATCCGGTGCCTTCAGGCGCAAGTTCAATGGCCGTGGTTGTCTCACCAAAGGTCGATGCCCATGCATCAAAATGTGTTAAACCTTTCTGTTGCAAGGTGTTGTACTGGAGATAGCGCATGAGGGTGTACATCTCGGTCATGCTGTTGCTGATAGGGGTGCCTGTTGCAAAAATAACGCCACGCCCTCCGGTAATCTCATCGAGGTAGCGGCATTTGCCAAACATATCAGAAGACTTTTGCGCCTCGGATGTGCTCAAACCGGCCACATTCCGCATCTTCGTGTATAAGAATAAGTTCTTATAGTTTTGGCTCTCATCCACAAACAGCCTGTCTACGCCCAATTGCTCAAAGGTGACCACATCATCTTTACGGTCGGTAGCTTGTAACTTTTCCAACTTCTGTTTCAGGGTCTTGCGCAGTTTTTCCAGCTGCTTTACGGTGAAATGCTCACCAGCCTGCTCCTTTGCTTCTTCGATGGCCTCCTCGATTTCATCCATCTGTTCCTGAATCAATCGCTCCTGCCGCTCTGCGGACAGCGGGATTTTCTCAAATTGCGAGTGACCAATAATAACGGCATCATAGTCGCCGGTCGCGATACGGCTGCAAAACGTTTTGCGGTTGCCGGGTTCAAAATCTTTCTTGCTGGTAACCAGCAGCTTTGCATTGGGGTAGAGGTGCAAGAATTCCGCAGCCCACTGTTCCGTCAGGTGATTGGGCACCACGAACAGTGACTTCTGGCATAACCCCAGCCGCTTGGATTCCATTGCAGCAGCGGCCATTTCAAAGGTTTTGCCGGCACCAACTTCGTGTGCAAGCAAGGTATTGTGACCGTACAGCACATGGGCGATTGCGTTGCGCTGATGTTCCCGTAAATTGATTTCTGGGTTCATGCCCACGAAATGAATATGGCCACCGTCATACTCACGAGGTCTGGTAGAGTTGAAAAGCTCGTTGTACTTCTTTACCAGTAAGGCGCGCCGCTGCGGGTCTTTCCAGACCCAGCCAGCAAAAGCGTCCTTGATAGCCTGCTGTTTCTGCTGGGCGAGGGTGGTTTCGTTTTGATTCAGTACACGCTTTTCTTTCCCATCCTCCACGATGGTATCATAAACGCGGCTGTCACGCAAATTCAAGGTATCCTCCAAAATCTTGTAAGCATTGGCCCTGCGGGTACCGTAGGTTTCGGTGGCCATAATGTCACCGAAGCCAGTAGCAGATTTATTGCTGATCCGCCATTCGGAAGTGTAAGGGGAGTAGCGAACGGTGATGGCATTGTTGTAGCGGATACGATAGGGCGGTTGAAAAGTTTCCATCATGAACTGCTGCACAATAGAGGGATCAAGCCATGTGGCACCCAAACGCACATCAATTTCAGATGCTTCCAGATCTTTGGGCTGCGCCTTAGTCAGTGCGTCCACATTGACCTTGAACTCCGGGTGGCTCTCCGCAGCAAGCTGTGCCATGCGTAGCTTATCGCGCACATTACCCGAAAGGTATTCGTCCGCAGTCTGCCAGCCGGCTTCCGGGTCATCTGCATCGGCGGCAGGATCTTTGAAGATCACACCGGACAGTTCGGTAGTAATGCGTCCGTACTCGCCGGGTGTGCCCAGCAGTTTTGCCATATAGGGCAAATCCACTTTGCCATGCTCACCAATAGATACCGCCAGTGCTTCGCTGGGGGTATCCACACTGGTAACAACACGTTCCGGGCGAATCGTCCGCTTGGTGAACATATCCGCTTTGCTTTTCAACTGCCTGTTTTCATCCAAGTTTTCCAGTGAGCAGAGCAGATAGTAGGAGCTATCATCATCGAACAAGCGGGCATTTTTCTTATCGTTGATTAGACCGTATTTTGCAGTAAAGGCATCATAGGCGGCGTTCAACTTTGCCTGTGTCGCCTTAATATCCTCCTCCGGGAAGTCGTTCAACTGCTGGTCGATCAGGTCCTTGACGATTTGCCGCAGCTCCACCATGCCGGTGACACGCCCTTTGGCGGTGTCGGACAATTCCACTTGTGTCATCACGGAATTTTCCCGGTAGAAAACCTCGCCGTCCACCACCGTGTAGGCGAAATTCTTCACCTCCGGGTCGGCAGGCAGAGTGCGCCGGGTGGCTTCTTCTTCGGCAATGTCGGGAGTGTCCACCTCGGCGGCGGTGTACTGCCCCTCGATGTGCTGCACCGCTTCGGCAAGCTGGTCTGCAAGGTTTGCACCCTCGATGGGAGCAACGGTCAATTCCTCTCGTCCGTATTGGGTGCTTTCGGTGGTCAGTTCGCCCAGCACCATCTCCGGGTGGTCTACGAAATACTGGTTGATGGCAAAGCCATCCTCGGTTTTGCCCAACTGCACCCAGTCCGGCTCATGGTCGATGGGGCGGTCACGCTTCTGCA